AGTATAGAACCGAGTATAGAACCGAGTATAGAACCGAGTATAGAACCGAGTATAGAACCGAGTATAGAACCGAGTATAGAACCCGATTCTGGAAATACCAATACAAAAAAAAATATATTATATATTTCTACAATATTAATTATACTATTAATATTGTAGAAATATTTACCACCCAACATATTCAATTTCACCTACACTTAAAAAATTTACATACATATTAATTAAATAATTTTCATTTTTCATATTTTCATTAATATATAATGTTTTTAAATTTTTAATTGTAGTTGTAGATGATATATTTTTTAATTTTTTAATTGATAACTTTATTAAATCCATAATATAATATTTTGGATATTGTCTAACCCAGAATCTTCTAATATATTTATATCGAATGTCATCTATATCTGAAAACTCATTTATACTATATATAACAAATGGTGGTATAGAAGTTCTTTTACAAAAATTTTGTAAAGTAATAACATTTTTTTTAATTTTATTATTATAAATATTGTTATAATTTTTATTAATAATATATATTTTATTAATTGGCATAAATTCTAATAATATTTTATCAACTATAACAGTAGGTATCATCATTCTTTACTATATTAATTATTAATATTACAAATTCAATTTTTTATATTTAAAATAGATTAGAATAGTTAAAGTGGATTAATCTTATTTGAAAAATGTTAAAACGGTCTTAATTGTTCAACACCTGTATTATTTATATTATTCATTAAATTTTTTGCTTGGTTTTGTAAATTTATCATAAATTCAGTATCTTTATTTTGATAACCATAATATAATACTATACCCATTATTATACCAATGATTCCAAAATTCATATATAAAAATAACATAAAAAATCCTATCATTATATTTTTTGAATTTTCTTTTAAGAAATCTATAGTATCTTGGTCTAAACCTATCATCTTTCCAACTACATCAATAACACCACCAGCTGCGGACTCTACAACATCAGCAGCAGCATCTAATGTAGTATCAATAACACTATTTGTGTTATCTGTTAATTTATCAACGAAGTTTGAACCAGATAACCCAGCATCGATTGCTGAATATCCAACTAAACCAGCTGCACCAGCTGCACCAGTTCCAGCAATTATTTTCTTTTTATTTCTTTTAGCAAATGATAAAACATTTCCAGAATTCTTACTTGCTGTTTTTAAAAATGAAGATGAAGTGCCAGCTACGTTTGATGTTTTTTTTAATAATGACTTGAATACCATTTATTTATAACAGTAAATTTATATTATTTTTGTATTAGTATAAATTTTATATTAGTATAAATATAATTTTATAATTATAAAATATGTCGTCAAGTTTTTATATTATATTTATAATTTTAATTATAATAATATTGTATAAACTTAATTCAGATACAAAAAATAGTGTTAAAGATGATTTAATATCAAATGAACTAAAGAATATTATTAATAATACTGGTGATACTGGTGATACTGGTGATACTGGTGATACTGGTGATACTGGTAATATTGAAGAACCTGATAATGTTATCCAATCAATATTAAAAACAATTGGTGGAATAGAAACTAATACGATAGTTAGAGAATCAGTTGGATTAGTCAAGGATATTATAGTTGATAAAATGAAAGGAGTGGGGAAGAAAAGTACCAAATTGGCTAAATATGGCGACGATGTTGTAAAGAGAGTAGATGATGTGGCTAAATATGGCGACGATGTTGTAAAGAGAGTAGATGATGTGGCTAAATATGGTGACGATGTTGTAAAGAGAGTAGATGATGTGGCTAAATATGGTGACGATGTTGTAAAGAGAGTAGATGATGTGGCTAAATATGGTGACAATGTTGTAAAGAGAGTAGATGATGTGGCTAAATATGGTGACAATGTTGTAAAGAGAGGAAATAAGTTAGGTAAATATATTAATAATATTAACGATATAACTAAAAATAGTAAGGCTATAAAAAATACATTAAAATATAAACAATTACAATCGTTTTCAAAATTTGCAAAAGTTGAAAAAGTAAGTAAGGCAGCCTCATATGTTAAAAATACAAAAAATGCCAAAATAGCAAAACTTGCTAATTCAAATGCAGCAAAAGTATTTTCAAGTTCTAAGAAACGATTGACACAAGGTGCTCGTAAAGCTGTAAGTACTGTAAAAAAGGGAACAACTCTTTCAAAGCAAGCTCTGAAATTAAAATTTACGAAAAATATTACGAAAATAGCTTCTAAGAAATCAAAAATGATACTAAAACAAAAATCCTTAATGTTAAAATCGTCTGCAAAATTATCTAAACTACTTATAGGACCAAGGGCGGCAAAGGTTTTTGCTAAAATAGGTGCATCGCTTGGTAGGTCTAGAATATTACTAAAAAATATAGGAAAAAAAGTATCTACTGCTCTGGCTAAAAAAACTGCAAAATTAGCAGCAACTTCAGCTGGAAAAAAAGCTCTATATTTTATACCAATAGCAGGGCAATTTCTCGCATTAGTTGATGTAATTAGTCTATTTTTGGATGTGTTTGATGCTGGTGGTTATGATAAAATGGGAACAAAAGTTGCTTATTATAAACAAAAATATGAAAATGATAAATTATTTAAAGATGAGATGAAAGAAATTGGAAATGATTTACCTATAGTAATGGACCCATTGACTACTATGTCATATTGCGGAGATTATGAATTTAGTGACCCCACACTGTTACTACCAGTGAGTGTTAGTATGGAATTATTTAAAGTCTGGCAGAAAAAAATGGATGATGATAATATAAGAAGTATCTCCAATGCTAAAGCAATTAAATTAGTATCGTCAAGTAAAGAATTTAAAGAATTAACAGATGATATAAAAAATAAGGCTATTGAAGGTTTGACTAAACAAAATATATTAGAAGCATCTATAGAAAGTATATTACCAGAAATTAAGAAAGTAACAACTAAGTGGAATGAATTAAATAAATTTGCCGATGATGAAATTGCTTTAGATAAAGCAAATGGTGTAAAACATACTAAAAAAGAAGAAATAGAATTAAAAAAACAGTTAATTAGAAGTATGGTTAAAGCCGATTTAGATAAATATGAACTATTTTATAAACACGTAAATAATTTAGAAATCAATTCTGATGAATATATAAAAAAGGCATCTACCATATTAAAAGATGAATTATGTGAGTATAATATTTTATATGATAAAAAATTGCAAAAACTTTTAAAACAAGAGGATCACCCATTTATTAAACCAATGTATGATTCTATGAATAAAGATTTTGAAGATGGTATAATTACTGAAGAAGAATTGGAAAATGAAAATACTCTAAATTTTTATTCAGATAAATTATTGTATGAAGAAATTAATGACCAAATAATGAAACAACTATGTACTGAAAATGGTGGAGAATTATATGGACCTAATAAAGATTTATGTACTTATAAAAAAGAAAAATGTATTAAATTATTTAACTGGCCTATGATTGAGGGTGATACATATACGGAATATAAAGAATCTGAGATTAATGAAAGGGATTCAGATTATAAAAAAACTGGAAATAAATATAAAGCGAGTGTATGTCAAATAGCATCACCACAGATAAAACAGATTTGTGATAGTAATAACGATATGGGTTATAATCAAGATACTGGTATATGTAATGTAACTGAAAAATATTGTAAAACAAAAGGTGGGGAATGGAGGTATGTTGATGAAATAAAGGATTATGATTGTGTAATCCCTACCGAACAAAAGGTTCTGGAATTTTTATTTGGAACTACTGTAATAAGAGGTCTAAAACAGGTATTTGATATGGAACAATATGAAACATGTCCTTGGTATGGTACATTACAAGATACAAAAACTGGTAAATATCTTGGGTTAGAGATAGAAAGAAGTGTTGAACGTAAAATAACAAATACATTTGAAAAATTGAAAAACAAGGGGTTACCAAAAGGTATGATGGATGATTCTCCAGTACTTAAAAAATCTGGAATTGTGGATGGGTCTAAATTAACATTACTTAATAGTGATAAATTATTTTCTCAAGAATTTTTCTATAATGAGAGATTAAAAGTAATACAATCAGTAAAGGATCAATCTAAGGTTTTAACTGTAGTTGGTGATATAAAAAATGGAACATTAATTGAGCTGAAAAAATTTAAAAATTTACCTACACAGAAATTTTTACTAAAAGATAATAAGAAAGTTTCTAGAACAGGTATATCTGAATTAGATGATACTATTGATGTTGTTGCTGATGTGACTAATGTATTGACTCTGTTTTTCGGACCGACAACAGCATTAATACCACTTCCTTATACAGATTCATTTAATTTAAGTTTTTATTTAGAACCGAAAGATGGCACAAAAGATGATGGTTTATATTATTTGAATATAGGTACTGGAGTACCCATTATATCTGAGTCATTTAAACAACAATCTACTAATTATTTTATTCCTAAATTAGATAAATTAGAATCTATTTTATCTAAAAAAGTTGTAAATAAATATGAGGCACTTGAAAATCAAATCAACTCATCTCTTTTACATTTATCTAAGGATAATAAAACTATATTCAAAATGAAAAGATCATTAGGAAGAGTATTTGAATGTAATATACCAGATATACCTATTTTAGCTGAATGCCCTACTGGATATAATAATGCATTAGTAGCATGTGAATCTCCTACCCCAAAGGATGATAATAGACCAGCTGATTGCTTTACTATATACCATGGAACAATTAAGAGCAAACATAATAATAAGTGTATTACTACTCAAAATGCAAATCTAATATTATCAACATGTATTAATAAAACTACACAAAATTTTTATTATGATAATACAACTAATAAGATATTTATTAATAATAATAGAAGTAAGTGTCTAACTATACAGGGCGGTATTGTAAAAGGTAGTAAAATTATAATATCCAATTCTAATAATTCTATTAATCAAAAATTTACATATGATCCATACCAACTAATATTTAGAGCTATTGGAAGTTTCAGAGGAGAGTTAGTAATTGCAACAAATGGTTCAAATATCTTTTTAGAAGAATATGTTTATAATAGAAATAAACAACGATGGAATTTTGCAAAGGACACTAATAATTCTTGGACTAATAATGGTGCGAATTGTGCTCTCGGTGTGAGATCAAAAACGGCTGATTTTGGTTTAGGAAAGTATGAAACTGCTGATTGCCCAGTAGGTGCTACTAATTTTGGATCATTATGTAATAATACATTTACAAGAGATACGTATTATGGAGTAGGTATTCCTTGGACAAAGGACCTTGAAAATTGTAGAAAAGTTTATAAAAATGAAATAGCTGCTGGTTGGGGTGATTGTAATACAGATTCCGGGCATTTTACAAGACCAAGTTGTAAATTAGAGGCTGCAAAGAGATATGGTAAAAATGGAAAACCAGGTGAATATATTAATACTGGATTATTTTGTCAGATGTCATCTAAAATAGGCAGAACTGGTATATGTCCTCCTAAAAAGGGTCTAAATACACAGGAATTAAAAGATTCTGTACATTATAAAAAAATGAATACTGAATTTGGATATTGTTATGTTGATTGTGAAGAAAAATATGGAAAGGGGTATTATTTCAATGGAACTACTTGTTGGAAAGATCCAAAAGTTAATATTGGGTTTGGTGATATGAAATGTCTTGCTGATGAATTTAAAAAAGGTGCTAGATGTTATAAAGAATGTCCGAAAGGTGGGACAAATACTGGACTCGGGCTCTGTACATTAGGATCGGAACATATGAAATGTCCAGAAGGGAGATTTAAAACAGACATACCAATTTTGCCTGGTGGTATATGTTTTAAAGAAACTGAACCAAGATTTGTAAATGCTGGATTTCATAAGAAGATGTTTAAGAGAAGAAAGATACCATATAGCACTACTAATAATTAAATAAACTAAACTATGTGTTTATAAATAAATTATTAAATACATCAAAAAAAAATGAGTGAAGTTCAAACTGATGAACAATATTAATCTATTTTTCTTGAAAAAATGATACGATATCATCAACTTTATTTAAATAAATATTTTTTGTTTCGTAAAATATACATTTATCTATAATTAATAATTGTAATTTGCTAAAGTTTTTATTTATATCAATTATACAATAACAATCTTCTAATATTAATATTTTTAGATTTGGTAAATTGTTATTTAATCTCTTAAATTTAATACAATTTATAAAACATAAATTAGTCAATAAATTTAATGTTTTAGGTATTTCTACAAATTTACAACATCTCTCTACATATATATAACGTAAATTAATTAATTCACTTGGTATGAATATAAAATTTTTACAATTTATTATTTCAATTTGGACTAAATTAATTAGAATACTAGGTATATATTTGATTTTACAACAATTTTTTATTTCTATATATTTATATTCAATCAATTCTATAATTTTTTTTCTACATAATATACACATCTTGTTTATATTACTATAACTATTTTTTAATAATTACAACTATTTTTTAATTATAAAATTTATTAAATAACTCTGAACGACATAATGTTATTCATAATATTACTACAGAAAATATCATTTTTATATTTCTTGGAATTACTATTTATACATTTTTTAATATACTTTTTCTGTATTTTTTCTATATTTTTTTCTAATTTATCTTTATATATAGAATGACTTATATTATTATAATTAATAATTTCATTATAATAAATACAATTTGTAATAATACAAGTATCTAATTTATTATATTCTGGAATCTTTATTATATTATTACAATTAGATAATACTAAATTATTTAAATTGGATAATTCTGATATATTATATAAGCTATTACAGTTATAAACTTCCATTTTTTTTAATATTTTTTGCGTAAATACTGATGATAACTTATTTAAATTCAACAATGTCAATATTTCTAATTTATTATAAGATTGTATTGACTCTATACAGTTACAGTTATCAATCTCTAATGTTTTTAACGTATCATAATATTGTATTTCACATATTTTAGGGCAATTTTTAATTTTAATATTTATTATACTATTTAAATTAATAATATCAGTTATATTTTCCATATTAACTAATTCTAAATTAACAAGTAATGGTTTATTTTTAATTGATTTTATATTAATACAAGATTCTAAATATAAATTTTTTAGGAAAGTTGGGTTATTTATATAATGGACATCACAATTTACTAATTTTAATGTATATAATTTATCAAATCTTGGTATATTTATATTATATATACTGTTTATTATAGATAATTTTCTTATATTCTTTATGTAAGAATATAAATCTAATATTGGTGATTCTGGTGAGTTTTCAAAATATAATTCTGATAATTGTTTATTATTCATTGTAATAAGATTTGTAGTTTCCATTATTAGACAATTATTAATTAATAATTAATAATTAATAATTAATAATTAATAATTTGTTATAAAGTGATATATTTTTTTATTTATTAGTATATTTAAATACATTCAACTCTTTTTTATTATTATATATATATATACAATCATTAGTTTAAATAAGATTATGATAAAATTAATTTAAATTAAGTTTTAAAAAAAATATACAAATATATCTTTAAAACATAATTTAAATTTTTATCATAATTTAAGCGATCTAAATAATATGATATTCTTTATTATATCAACTGGTAAATGTTCAGGAAAATAATTATAATTCTTATATAGTTTTTTTAGTCTATTATCAATAAATTTTTTTTTTAATATATTAATTTTAGAAATTATTTTTACATCTTTAAATATAAAATCTTCATTATTATAATTTAATAAAAATACTTCACTATCTTCATATTCTATATTATCACAAAACTCTAATTTATTTTTTAAGATTGGTACATATGATTTATGCATACAATTATATATTACAAGTATTTTTAAATTAGTAAATGTAGGAATAAATAAATCATAGTGGAAGTTATCAATAACTAAATTTGATAAATATTTAAAATATGGTATAAATTTAATAGATTTACAATTACTAATAGTTAATTCTACTAAATTTGTAAATTTTGGAATCTCTACCAAACTATGACAATCCTGTATAACAAATATTTTCAATTTATTACTATCAAAAATATACTCTAATGATGATAACTTATATAATATTAAAGAATTTAATGATGGTAACTTATCTATATTACTAATATTACAACTTTCTAATACTAATGTTTCTAATAAATTAAAGTTAGATATAGTATTGAATTTAAAAAAATATTTCATATTTAAATGTAATAGTTTCGGAAATAGTGGCAAGTTTATTATACTGGGGCAATTATTTATTTCCAATTCTTGTAAGTTGTGTAATAAAGGAATTTTCTGTAAATTTATACACTTTACTAATTTCAAATATTTTAATTTATCAAGATTTGGTAGTTCTATTATATTAGGACAATTCTCTATTTTTATTGATATAGCCAATAATTTTGGGATATATTTTATACTGGAACAATTTAATATTTCAACATATTCTTTTTGTTTTATATTTCCATAACAAATTATACACATTATTATTTATTAATTAAAATATATATTAAAGGTATTATTAATTAATAATTAATAATTAATAATTAATAATTAATAATGTGTATAATTTGTAATAATGATATAAATAATCTTAGTAATAAAATTACAATACAAGTTTGTATTAATGTAAAAAAAATTCCCAAATTAAAAAATGTAAATTGGTTAGAGATAATACAATGCAAAAATTTAGTAGAAATAGAGAATTCTAATGAATTAATTGTATTAATAATTATTGGTTGTCCGTCTATAAATTATTTACCAGAATTTAAAAATATTAAAGGATTAAAATTACAGTGCAAAAATTTAAAAAAACTTAACCCATACCCAAGTTTAGAAAGATTAGAATTACATAATGAATCAGTAACGACCATACCAGAATATCCAAATCTAAAAACTTTATATTTAAATCACGTAAGTACAGTGGAATTAGTTGGATATCCAGAATTAATAGAATTAAACATAAATAATTCAAGTAAGATAATGTCTATACCATATTACAATAAATTATATAATTTGGAAATTCAAAACTGCCCCAATTTAATTTCTATTCGTAGTATAACTAATATTATTAATAATAAAGATATAATAAAGAATTATGCTATATATAATTGTAGATATATTAGAAATTTATTTATTAAAAGAAATGATGATATTAGTAATACGATATTATCACAACTTGGTCTTGACTTTAAAAAAAAAATAATTCTATTAGAAAATAGAATTATTAATAGAAAATAATATAAAAACAAAAATAAAAAAAATTGATTTTATATTATATAATAAATATATACTAAATAAATTAATAATAAAATGTCATATTTACAAAAAGCAATGAATAATACTACTATTCGCAACTGGGGGTCAGAATGTAGTTCAGAAGATTTTACTAATATTAAAAATGATAATTTACAAAAAGAATGTGATGAAAGTGTTATGGCAAAATATAATAAATTATCATTCGAATCTCAACAATTTATTGACGAAATTATGGAAACTAATGAAGATGACATCACATTATTAAAAACATACTTGGATAATATTAAAATTAATAACAATAAAGAAGAATTGAAACTGGTTGAAGTATGTAATGAAAATTATATTTCTGTAAAACCTAAAAAAAATAATAAAACATCTGAAAGTATTATTAATAATCGAACAAATGTTTATACTCTTGAAGAATTCAGAAATTGTATTAGTAAAGAAAATAAACTTAAAGGATGTGTTCGTGGATGGGATTGTTCTAATAAAAATTGTAAAAAATTCTACCACATTCATCCAAGCGCTCAATGCTACCATACATATAATGGAACACTTTGTGATAATGTTATTAATTGTAATAAAATACATATTCAGCGATGTCTAAATGAAATAGACCATTATTATAATGGACAACTTATAAAGGCTACTGAATGTCAAAATAAAAATAAATGGTGTAGTTTTATACATAAAAGTAATTTACAAAATATTGAGGCACAACAAGCATTCGAAAATAGTATGGATGAATATAAAAAAAAGAAACCTAAACAATTCTCTAATTAATAAATAATTATATTTAAACATAAACATAAACATAAACAAATTATAAAAATATTACATATTGTATATATATTTTTTTTGATATATTGCTCTAATTGTATCAAAATATGTATTTTATTATATATTATATTTTTTTCTATTGTATATGCATCTTCATTATTTACAATATTTATTATATTAATATCACAATATCCATTTTCTAAAATATCTGAATAATTTTGATTAAAAAGCAGTTCATTAACCAATTTACTTCTGTTTATAATTTCATAGTCAGAAAACATATTTTATTATATAATATAAAATAAACTTTTTTTTAACATTTATTTTTATCTGCTGCTGGTGGTGTCGGTTCTATAGTTGGTGTCGGTTCTATAGTTGGTGTCGGTTCTATAGTTGGTGTCGGTTCTATAGTTGGTGTCGGTTCTATAGTTGGTGTCGGTTCTTGTTCTACGCATAAATTATTATCACAAAATTTAAATTCATTAGGGCAATTTGAACAACTATCACCATGTAAAAACCATTCCATATTTATAAAATTTCCTGCTGGAAAATAGTTACATGCAATATATAAAATATTATCACACAAATTATAAGAACATCCTACCAACCTCGTCTTCGCCCATAATATTTGACTAACATGGTCATATTTACCAACACCGACTTTATTTGAATTTTGTATATTTTCTAAAATAAAATTTTTATGTTCATTAATTTCATCATACCATAAAATGATACCATCTTCTGTTCTTGTAATAATACTATCAGACATAGAACCCATAAATAAATTTTGTCCATAATTATCAGTTGAATGTTCAAATACACAAGTATCTACCAATTTTTTTGCTTCAGATTCTAAAAAATTGTCCCATTTTAATTTTAACATATTTGAGGCTGGGACTATTGTTAAATTACTTCTCATATTATTATGTATATTTAGAATTGTATTTTTTTCTAAATTATTGAAATTAGCATTTATTAAATTAAAAATATTAATTGTTATAAATAAAAAAATTAAAACCATTATTAATTATCTATATTATTACAATTAATAAAATTAATTTATTAAATTTTAATATTTAGAGACATCATCTTTTCTTCAAATTCTTTATCACTTTCTGTCTTTACAATAATAGGTTTTACATTTTTTATAATATTATCCTTTTTCTTTTCCACATATATAATTTCTGGAAAGGATATTACCTTTTTTTCAGTATATAAATCCTCTTGTACTTTTTGTAATTCAACATTCTTTTTATTTAATTCTATATTTTTTTCTTCGAGAAGAATATTTGTTAAATCTAAATCATCAATTGTCTTTTTTAAATCATCTTTAGTATTTTTTAAATCAACCTTTGTCAATTCTAATTGTGTATTTACTTTTTTATTTTCACCACTCAAAACTAATATATTATCTAAGTGTTCTTCTATTTTTTTATTTAGGGTATTTTTCTGGTTTTCACATTCTGATTTATATTTAGTAGTCTCTTCATCCAATAATTTATATTCCTTTTCATATCTAATTTTTTCATTCATTAAAGTATTTTTTAATGATTTTATTAAATTTATTTTATTTGTCAATTCTTCATTATATTTATTATTTCTATCAATACTTTTTCTTAACTCATCTTCAGAAATTTTTAAGGATGTTGTTAAATTACTTAGTTCATTATTTTTATTAGTCAATTGTTCCTGATTTTGTATATCCTTTTCTTTAAATTCAGCCAATGAAATTTTATTATTTAATAGATCATTTTTTAATATAGAATTATTTTTTTGTAATTCAACTATACCTTCTTTCATTTTTATAATTAAATCCTTAGTCTCACCATTGATTGTTTCATTTTTGATTATATATTCTTTATTTTTTAACAAATCTTGCTCTATTTGTAATATTTCTTCATTTTCAAGATTAATATTTGTATTAATATTTTTAATTTGGGCTAATATTATAGATAATTCTTCTTCTCTTTTTTTAATATTAATTTTAAGCTCATCCTTTGTAGTTAGACACGATTTAAGTTTTTTCTCACATTCCTCTAAATTAGTTTGTAATTCCTTTATTTCAACTTCTTTATCATCTAATATTAACTGAGTAGCCTCATTTTTTTTTATTTGAGTGCTTAAATTATAATTTTCTAAATTTTTAATATTTACTAATTTTTGTAATTCAGTAATCTCTTTTAATTTAGTAGATATGGTATTTTCAGCTTCTGTTAATTGTGATTTTTTTGTAATTAAATCCTTGCTACATATAGCTTGTGATTTTTTTAATAATTCAAATTCAACTGTATTATCTTTAGACAATTCTTTTAATTTTTCTAATTCATCATTTAAATTATTATATTTTTCAGTTAAAATATCTAATTCATTAGTTAAATTTAATTTAATATCTTCACTGTCCAATAAGTTTTGGTTCATTTGTGATAATTCACTATCTAAAATCTGTTTTTCATTTTGACATTTTTTTTCCTGTTCTTCTAATTTACTTTCACTTGCCAAGGTCAGTGATTTTTTCATTTCCTCTGATTCAGATTGAATACTTTTAATTTTTTTATTAAGTTCAGAAATTTCTTTTGTTAATTTTTCACTTTCTTCAGATTTTTCTTTTTGACATTTTCCAAATTCCGCCTCTAATTTTTTTGTTTGTTCTTCTAACACAACTATCTCACCAACTTTATTTTCCAAAATAGCATTTTCATTACTTAATTTATTTACCTCATTCTCATATATTTTAGATATCTGATTTTGTTTGATAATTATATCTTTATCTAAATATGATTTACCATATTTAATCATATTCATATAATTATTGATATTTGAAAGATATTCTAACCTTTCTTCATCACTATCATCAAATGACGACATATGTCCACTAGACAAACTATATTCTGTTTTTACAGCCTCTACTCCTTTATTTATAATTTTAGTCATTTCAGCATCACTAAATTTCTCTGGAAATAATGTAGAAGTTTTACCACCTATTCTTTTACTTCTTATATAATTAACTAATTTCTGTTTTGCCTCAACTGGTTTTAATACAAAATTCTTTTTATTTTCCAGTTCATTAATTTCTTTTTTTAATACACTAATATTATTAACATTACCACCTTTAACTGTTTTGTTTAATAATTGTTTATATTGAAAATGGTTATAAAATACTGCAAATAACAATACACTAGATACAAAAGATAAAATATATGTTATATATTTATCATCAAAATATATAACTATTATAATTATTAATAGTAGTATAATAATTATAGGTAGTATTATTATTACGGCTTGTGTCATTTGTAATATTATGATATATTAATAATATGTTATATTAATAATATATATATAAAAAATATATTAAATAAATTAATCAAAAGAATCGAAATCACTTTCATCATTATCTACCAAATCTAAATCAAACGCATCATAATTGATTATATCACCTTCCAAATCTAAGTCATCATTATCATCATCTCCCTGATAAAAACCATAATCACCATCTATTATATTTGCATCTTGTTGATATTCTTGTTTATCTCTTTTTAATTTTACTATATTAAATTTAGAATATACTTCGTCAAATTCCATAATTCTTTTTAATAAAAATTCTACAAAATTATTAATAACCACTTGTAAATTACCGGTAGCTTGTTGTGAAATAAAGTATATAGTCTGCCAAATAATATTAGATATTATCTCCGATATCCTTTCAGTATCAATATTATTATCATAATATTTAATTAAATCATAGAAGTTGTATGGTAATTCCTTTAACCTTTTTAAATCATTTAACTTACCATTTTGTTTTGTAAAAACATTAATTATATTATAAAATTTATTATCATCAAATTTTGATATATTAGAGCTATTTTTTAATTTATTATAATTAATTATAATTAATCTTAAAATATTTCTTAGTTTTAATATTCTATCTTCTAAGTATATATTATCAGATTTTAAATTTAATGTTGGGATAGAATCATATTCTTGATCTTCTGATAATCCTATATTTAATAAATATTTTTCATTTATTTTATATTTTTTTGCCAGGATTGATATATAATTTGTCCTTATTGTAAATTCTTTTAAATCATTATTAGATATACTAATATTATTTTTTAAATCATTGAAATACATTTCATTAGTATAATATTTATTATCTTTAGTTATTTTTTGTAAATAAATATTAAT